CCCGGATGCGCTCTCCGGTTCCTGGGGCGGGGTGCTGGGAAGGCACCAGGCGCGCCGGCCTCCTTGCCGCGACACTCACCTCGAAGGGCGAGTGTCGGTTGTCTGATCCCTTACCCTGGGCCACTGCACGAGATGCGCAGCAGCTCCTGGCTCGCTGGTGATCACGTACCGCGAGAAGTACGTGACCCAGCTCACCGGGTAACCCAGGTCCGCCTCGAACGGACCCGGCTTCACCATACCACGGAGCGAAGCCTCAATGGACAACTGTTGCTCAATCGAAACACCGAATTTGCGCTCGACTAAGAGACGCGTCCGGGGTCCGACATCAACTGCCACAGGGAAGCTGCGTTTTATCGCATCGTACAAGTCGGTATCATACTGGTTAGCGGTGCGCTGAGCTCGATCGAGCGCACTTATCCAATCACACCTGACGAGACGAAGGGTTGTCAGCGCAAGCTCTTGCACTATCGGACAGCCTGGATATTGGTGGAGATAGCTAAGCGCCTTCGCAACCTGCAATTGAGCCAGGATGCGTTCGCTTGCCATAGCGTAACTTCCGTGCGCCCAGCCGAATGAAGCAAGCAGCTGGCGCGGATCTGTCACGTTGAGCATTTCTTCAGGGTCAAAGATGAGGCCACAAAAGCTGGCTTCCGAGAGTTCTGTATGCCTCTCGATCTTGATTAAAAGACCGAGCGCCTCAAAGGCTTCCTTCGGGGGAAAATCGCCGTCCACACGGAACAGAGCATCGTCACCCTCCACAAACCCCTGCGGATCCTTCGTGCCGTAGCACTCAAGAACATACAAAGCAACCATCAGATTGGCAAAAGAATTTCCCAAGGAGGTACACATCTCGCCACTCATCCTTGTCCCTGGCACAACCACTGAAAACTCTTTGAATTTGCACACATTCGGGCCGAGCATGGCATCTTCCACAAGATGAAGCCAAGCGCGACCTGCCGGAATGTCACGAACCATGTGTTCATAGAGCTGGAACTCCACGCAGGTCATGAACTCTTCGGTAAAAAGCGATTCAAATGCAGTATAATCAGTGGCCATGTACACACCCCCGTCCCGGTACAACTTCCCATGTATGTATTCCGGACGAGAAGAGACGCTAATTTTCTTGATAAAGTAATCGAGTGAGAACAAACTCTTCTCGATGGCTTTGAAGATCGGACCAACAAGACACTTAAAAGCGTCAGACCTAGAATTGATGGCACGAGGGAACTTAACGTCTGTATAACTCTCCCACTTCTGAAAGGACTTGTTTCGGAATAGACGATGCTTTGGCATACCTTTCGACTGAAAGTCTTCAAAGGTCTCCTGAAGCTGTTTTTTCCTCCACGGACGGTATGTACACTGTTCTAGCCAGCTCTCAACCGTCGTGTCCGTCTCAGAAGAGAGACGAGGCATGTTCTTAACTAACCAGCACGAGACGAACCTACGGAGTCCGGCTCTGCTGATGTTGACTTGTTTGCCGCCGCCCCGAAGGGCGGTGAAGCAATGGGGAATCGGGACGCTCCTTGCGAAGCGAACTTGGCAGCCTTCACGCACGTTCCACTGGTTGTCAGGATTCACCGTCGGCAGACACACTCCGACGAGGCAAATCGCAAGAGCAACCCAGACGGCCCGACGCAACAGCCCACGTTTCCGTGGGCGTGTCACTCTGGCACCCGTCTTCAAATTGGGTTTCTCTGGCAAACTCACCTCATCGGTGTCATAGCCGATGGCGATCTGACGTACTGACCCCATGATCGGGGTCATTGTGAAACAAGGCTCCCTGGAAAAGGAATGCGCCGGGTACGGCGCTGTGCATCCATGAAAACCATGAAAGCAAACCTTGTGGTGGCTTCAACAACAGGGTTACCAGCCACAATGTCAGATCGACAGAGCGGCATGGTCGCCTGCGTTCGCGCAGTTTGATCAATGCGCTTTGCGGCCACCTCGGGGGTGTTTAGGGGGGACATGTTGTGAGGGTTACACAACTGGAATAATAGCTCTAAACTAATTTTCCCATCCTGCCTTTCCACCTCCAGAAGATCATAACCCATAACATGGTTCGCAAAGTTAACAATGCGGACCCAAATAGCAGTGGCCAGACCAGATACACCCCGGCCCGAATTTCTACGGGCCGGCCGGACACCAGCCATCGCAAACCCGTCGTCATCGTCAAGAGCCCCAGAGCAGATCACTCTGGTGTAGCGATAACGGGCGAGTCTTTGCGAGTGGTGTTTGAGGTCGGAATTCTTACCGACCTCGGTGCGCAGATCATGGTCCGGCTTGGACCAATCCTTGAAGGGCGCGCCAACGGGGGAATCGCGGACGGGCCCCTCGGGGGCTGAGTAGTCATTCCTGCCTTGCCTGTAGTAAGGCGACGCTCTGAGTCTGTCCGTAGCGGCAACGCCCTTCCGGTAATACACACGTCCAATGTGCTTGTAGAACAACGGGAGGGAGAAGAAGTACGAAAAGAGACAGAGTGCAGCCCCAACAAGCAAGAGCAAACCCACGGCGGAAGCCGGCAATGAAACCAACAACCACCACGACAGACCCGTCACGGCAGACGCCGTGGCGGAGAGTGCCATTGTGAGAATGCTCAGCAGGAGAAAAACCATAAACATCGCACCCACAGCTCGAAAGTGGGAGGGGCACGACGTGTAAAAGTAGAGAACCGGATTATTTTTCCGGAGTCTCCACATCAACGCATCTTCGGCACGAAGGTCGATCGCGACGGGTGATATGCCCGACGGCGGAACTGGATGCGCCCCATACAATTCCTCTGATGTGTACTCCGTCGCCGGGGGCGGCGTCGGAGCTGGAGGATTGAGCTTGCGGGCAGCTTTCCTGAGCTTCTGTGCTAGGAGATTTGGCGGAAACGCGTGGGCCGGTGCATGAACCGGCGCAGGCGGAGGCCCGGCTGGCCGGAGAGCCTTGCGAGCGGCTGCCACTAGAAGAGCGGCAGCCGACGACTGAGGCGGCGGCGGCGGGGCAAGAAAATTGAGCGGCGGCGCTGACGGTATCGGCGCGGACGCTGGAACCGGCATTGGAGCCGGAACAGAAACCTGAGCGCTGGGGACGGCCGTGGGAACGGCCGTGCCATACGATCGGGTGGAAGAAGAACCAGTTGAGCTGGAACTTGAGAGTAGGGAAGAGACCGAAGAAGATGACTCGGAGGGAGGGCCCGAAGACCCAGGCGAGGACCATGGCGAAGACACGCTATCGGCCCACGCCACGTCGGCTGGGACAAAGCGGAAGCCTCGGACCGAATGAGTCTTGGTGCACTCATCACGGCGGCACCCGCCCGGCCTAGAATCATTCACGCAGTCAGGGGGCATGTAGTGGCGCGTGAGATCCGTGCATTCACACAGGTCTCCGGCGCCGAACCACCTGCAATGAGCACCCTGAAACTGTTTCCTGTCGTTGGCCTGACGGGTTGGTGCATAGCCCCGTCTGTCCACCTTCTTGCCTTTGCGCCCAGTTTTGGGACCAGGATTGGTCTCAATCCCAACCAGCCTCTCACGAAATGGGAGGCCGGGAAGGACGATAGCTGGGCGGTAGGGAGGAGGGGG